GTCGCAGTATTCCGTCAGCAGCCGAATGTAGCCTTCGCCGTGGACGACTTGGTTTTCGCACGCGGTGTCGTAGGCGACGTCAGCGTCAGACAGATACTCGATGTGGCGGACGATGCCGTCCAGCACTTCAGCCATCTCGACGTCGGCGTTGTCGTCAACCGGAATGACTTTGCCGCTAGGACGGTTTTGGCGTTGGTCGTTGGTGACTTGTTTAACGTGCTGTGGAAGCTTGTTGATGGTCAGGCAGGGTCTGGCATTGATTGTCTGCCCTTGAGCGTTCCCACGCGTTTTTAAGACGTCTGCGGGCCATTGCCAGTTGTTGTCTGGCGAGCCTGCCATGAACCGAAGATCGTCAAGCTGATCCTGACGGCTGTCTGAATGCGCCGACATCGCCACCCGCAGCCGCGTTCGCATCGTTTCAAGGACGTCTTTTTCTTTCATTTCTTGCCTTTGGCGGGCTTGGCTGCTTCACGCTTGACCGAATACGCGATTGCAACCGCTTGTTTTTGCGGTTTGCCTGCGGCCATCTCAGCCTTCACGTTTTTTCGGAAGGCAGCGGGCGATGCTGATTTGACGAGCGGCATAATTATTTCTTTTTAGCAGTTTTGGCAGATTCTTTAAAGTCCTTAGCCGTCGGCGCGCCTTTGGCGCCCGGCTTTCGCATCTTTTCGCCGCTGCCAGCAGCTATGCGCTCGCGTTTTGCGTTGATATTAGCGTAAAGACCAGGTTTCGTTGCCATGTCAGCACTTCCATCGTTTGAGCGCCGCTTTGGCGCGTTCGCCATCTTTGGCCTTGGCTGCTACCCCACCCATACGAGCGCAGAAGCTGGCTTTGCGGCCCTTGTCTGCTTCCGTCTTGGGGCTGGGCGCAGGCGCTTTCAAGTTGCTGCCTGTCTCGCGGTTGTACTTCTCCCGCCCTTTGGCGGTCAGCCCGGCACCTTCCTTGGTCGGCAGCTTTTCACCGCGCCCCACCGACAGACTGACGGACTTTTTGCTCATGCGCCCATCCATCCGGCGGCTTGGCTGTTGCGGTCAGAGTAGGCGACAACGCGGTCAGGCTTGTAGGACGACTGACGCGAGGCGACCGGGAACGCGAACGTACACGCTAGCGCGTCTGCTGCGTCCGGTGAGGCTAGCCCTCTTGATTTCATGTCCTTCTTGCTCTCCAAGAAGATCGTCCCGGCCGAATCCGGTTTGGTCTTGGGGCCGGTAAAGTCTGACTTCAACTGCCGATCGTGGGGGATGCTGCCTGACTTAAGCCACTCGCGCATTGCGCCCCACAGCTCAGCCCGCTTGTTGCCCCACATAATCGGGTTCTTTGACTTCCAACCGAAGTTTACCCCACGCACCTTATACCGTTGTTCCGTCAGCCGGTCAAGTATGCCGTAGCCCAGCCCACCCTCGTCGATCACTGTCAGCGTCGGCCTGTACTCCTCGATGGCGTCGATGACGTGGCCCACTGTGGTCATGGTGTCGTCGCCCCGGTACCGCTTGATGTGCAGCAGGTCGCGCCCTTGGCGCACCACGATCACGGTGCTGTCGGCGCCTGAGCGCGCCGGGTCGATCCCAATCACAATCGGCGCGTCCGCGTCCTTGTACCGGGGTCGTTGGGCGGCCTCGTCCACCAGTTGCGGCGGGATGAACTGGTCGTCGCCCGCGCTCGGAAACTCCCCGTACACCTCAATGCGGGCCTGCGGGCTGTCGCTGCCGTACTCCGCAATGATCTGCTCGTAGATCGCCTTGTCCGTGTCCTCGACGTCGCGAGCGTCAATGTGCTCCGAATGCCAGAATTCCCGCTTGGAATGGAAACACTCGAAGAAATAGCCTTGGTTGCGCCGAGGGTTGCTAAAGGCCATCCAGAAGCGGTTCGGCGTGTTTTCTGTGAAGAAGCCTTGGGCGACGTCCCAAATTGGGTCAGGAATGCCTGACGCCTCGTCGAACACCAGAAACACCCCGTCCACGTTGTGCAGACCGGCGTAAGCGTCCGGGTTTTCTTCCGACCAGAGGCGCCCCTCGATCGACCAAAACCGCGTGCCTTTCTTTAGGTCGCGCTCCACGATCTCAGCCAACCACTTGGCCGGGCTGACCCGCGTTGCGCTGATTTCGAACCAATGGCTGTTGATGAGGAGTGCCAGCCACTTGGTGATCTCCGACCAGGTGATCGAGCGGAGCTGCGCCTCGCTGTTGGCCGACACGATAGTGGTGGCACCGATGCGCGTGGACAACATCCACAGCACGAGCCAACTGACCAAGGCCGACTTGCCAATCCCGCGACCGGAGGCGACCGCGCTGCGAAACACCTTGTAGGCGGCGGCGTTGTCGTTGTTGCGGATGTGCTCTGCGATCTTGCGCAGCAGGCGGCGCTGCCACTGACGCGGGCCTTTGTGGTGCGCAAGCGGCGTGTTGGGCTGGCCCCAAGGAAACGCGAACAGAACAAACGCTTCAGGATCGTTCTTGAGCTTGGGGGACCAGAAGCGCGTCATAAGCGCCTGCTCGTCTGTCGCTGAGTAGATTGGTTGCTGCATCAGAACTGCCGACGGTACTGCAACATGGCGCGGTACTGATCTGACAAAACATCTTGCGGATTATAGTGCGGACTATAGTGCAGCCCAAAGTCTACATCGCCACCCAGCATACGGCGCGCGATGCCAAGGTCATACATCGTTGGCGAGCGCATAATACTGCCGTCAGGCAACTGCACAAACGAGGTGCTTGCGCCGCCGCGCAGCCGGTAAGGCGTCTCAAATCCCAGACGCCCGGCCAACATTGACGGTTGATCCGCCATGATCGGCGACAGTTCGTTGGTCGGCCGGTAGCCGCCTGACTCCCCCATCATCCGAAAGCGCAGCATATTCATCAGGTCCATTTGCAACCTCCATGTCGATGACGCGGCGCTCGGCCGCCTCAAGCGCGGATATTACGCTGATCTGCTGACTGACGTCGATCTGCACCTGCTGCTTGGCGACCCAGTCGTGCTTGTGCTTCAGGATGTCCAAGGCGACCTTGGCGTCGCCAGCGGCAGCCGCTGCGTACAAGGTCGTGCTTAGTTCGCGCTCGGCGTCGGCGCGCCCCTTCTGCTCGGCCAACTGCGCCAACGGGTCCATCTCGCACAACCGCCGATACTCAACCGGCAATAGACCCGCAGCAAGTGCCAAGTTGTCTCCACGCAAGCCAAGCTTGGCCGCATCGTAAATTGATTGCAGGCGCGCCTCGGTCGCTTGCAGTTGACGTGCAGTAAGGGGCAAAGTTTGGAACATGGCGCGAGTGTAGCAGAGTTGGCGCGGGGGTCAATAGTGCTGTTAGCTGTGTAGCCGTTTGCTGTTAGCTGTGTAGCGTTTGCAATAAAAAATAAAAATTGTTCGCGAAGCCTCCGTTTTTGACCTGTCGGCGCGTCGGCCCTACCCGGGGGGCGTCGCGGCCGTCTGCCCGCTTGCCTCGAGCTGGTGGGCATCGCACCTATCGGCTTGGCCGAATCAATAGGCACAGGCTATCGACTATCGGATCGTCGCGCTAGATAGCGAACACCTATCGCTACCAGGGCGCGCGGCCATGGGTCAAATACCCTTGCCCCGACTAGTCGCTGTCATGTGTATGCACGCGGCCGCGCGGCCGTGTGGCCATGGGTCATATGGGCAGGCGAGCAGGATTGCCCATACTGCCCATGGTGGCCATGGGCAGGATGGGTCATGCCCCTTAGGGGTCGAGGGCATGCGGTGAAGGCGAGGGGCGCGCGGCACGGGGCATGGGGCGCCGGGGTCATATGGGCCAAATATCCAGCCGGAAAAAATCGCTGCTATACATACACATGTTATGTTATAACATCACATTTAGAAGTCTAAAGATTAGATGATAGAAGATACCCATTTAACCCTATAGCAGGGCGACGCGCGTGCATCGGGCCGCCCCATACCCGTGCCCGCCGACTATCCCATGACGATGGGCAGGATGGGCATGCCTATCGGCAGAGCATGCGGATGGGCGTTATGGGCACGCTGTTACAAACTGTTACAAATCTTATCGCACAGGATTGCGCGTTGTGCTATCGTTCGTTTCGTCGTAACACACTTTGGAGCACACAAAATAAACTCAATTATTGACAATGCAATCGACGCCGCCGTCGCGGTGATTCAAGACGCCATCGGGCAGACTGACGGGGGCTTTGCAGCTCATTATCTGACCGGCGAGCGCCTCGATGCACTGCGCGCCATTTTGACCGACTATGCGCGCGCAGAACTCGACGCACGTATTGCGCACTTGGAAACCCATGAACCTCAATCAGAGGCAGAGAAATGGGCGCAATGCGATGAATATGCGCAAGCCATCGCACTGCGTGAAATCGCTAACTAATCGGAGAGACATCATGACCCACGATAACGCCCGTTTGATTGCCGACGCCATTCGCACTACTTTGTTCACCGAGCGCCGCAACCATCCCATTGACAACGCCCAAGAAAATCTCATGGGCCGGACGCACTACGTAGACCCCGGCTCGCTGCGCTTCCACAAGTCCCGCATTCTGTCAGCTCGCCCGATCATGTCCGGCGCGTTTTTCCTCATCATCGAAAGCTGCGCGCTCGACTACGACAACACCCGGCGCGGGGTGCGCGCGGTTCTGTTCGATCTCATGGGGGAGACGGTTTACAGGCCCAGCCTCGAGGAGTGCCGCCGAACACGCGATCAAGCCTCCCGAGACTTTGAAACGTGGCTCGGGCATTTTGACCCGATCGCACACTACCGCGCCGCGATGCTGGAACGCGCCGAGCGCCTTTTTCGGGAAGGGATCGCCCTTCGCACCGCAGCCGCTAACCTCGAACCGCAAAAGGTGGCAGCATGACCTTTGACGAATGGCTCAACCGTCCGGTGTATCGGGTACCAGCAACAAGTGGAGGGATTGAACGTGAATAAATATTGGAATATGTACCGTCGCACGACTACGGTCATCACCGGCGGTAAGCGTCTACGGGCGTATGCAGAGAAGGGTGTTGACGGCTCGGTAGTCGTGCGAGTGTACGACGACGTCGCTGGTCATTTCAGCGTCGTGCACTCGCTGACACCGGGTCAGGTCCGGCACGTTATCGGGCGCACTATCCGCCTTCAGGGAGCCGCACAATGATCCGCTTCTGTCTCGGCACCTTACTCGCCATGGGCGCCGTCGAGGCGCCCCATGACGCGCCACTGACCCTCGTCATCGCGCAGGCCACTGTCGGCCTCATCATCGCCGCCTTTGGCGCCCGCAAGCTTACAAAGGAGAATTGACTATGACATCAATCGACGCCCGCACGCTCGCCACGGCCCTCGCCATACTTGAATGGACGAAGACTATCCCGCCCAGCGCCCAGCACCAGCCGCCGCTCGACTATTCCGTCATCCTTGACGCGCGCATCGCGCTTAGGCTTGCCCTCGAATCCCTGAAATTCGAGGTCAAGAAATGAAGACAATCGAACTGAAAGGTGCTGCGCTTGATTGGGCGGTAATGAAGGCCGAAGGCCCGGATTCATTTGCCGCAACCGTGTATTACGATGGCGATACGCCGTTATGTATCGACGATCAATGCGATGTTCCTGAAATCTGGAGTCCGTCAACCGACTGGTCCCAAGGTGGACCGATAATTGAGAGGGAGGGGATCAATCTGGACAACTACGCTAAGAGTCCGCAATGGAGTGCGTGGACACCGGCGCCCGAACGGAAGTCGGGAGAGGCGCAAGCATACGGACCCACGCCCCTGATCGCAGCGATGCGCTGCTACGTCGCGTCAAAACTCGGTGATGAGATTAATTTTTTATCTGAGGCCAAGAAATGATAACGGCCGCCCTGCTTGCTTTGCTCGCGGCCGTGATTGCTGTTATCCTGCGCCTGTAGTCTCTGGTCTCTCCTCCTCCGGCGCCTCATGCGCCGTTCACCCGCCACTAGGCGGGTGTTTTCTTTTACACCGCCCGAAGCCCCGGCCCTGACTTCGCCCGCTCGCACAGGCGCCGGACCTCGGATCGATTCTCGCCCAGCCGCTCCCAGACATCAGGCGCGCACATGACATGCGTTTTAGTGCCGTGCTCGACCGTCTTGACCCGCCCGAGGTCCAGCCAACCCGCGTCCCTGAACGCTCTAAACAGCGCCCAGACGGAACAGCGCGCGCCTACGGGCATGTGACCCGCTAGTCGGTCACACAATTGTGGCCACGGCCCCTGAGCGGCCCCTAGCGCGAACTCGCCCCTACGCTCAGTCATCATCTCAATCAGGGTCGCCTCGACGGGCGACAAGGCCGCTTGCGTCATGATCGCCTTCGCTTCCGTCGTCATCGGCGCCGCGCCAGGGCTAAACCGCGAGACGTCACGCGCGCGCAGGTAACCCGCGATCACGTCAAACCCGTTACGGTCCTTGTACCAGTCCCAAAGCCGCGTTGCGTCACGGTCGGCCATACGCTCCGCGTCAGACCATATGACAAACCAGCGCCGGTCGTCGCCGGTCAGTACGATCGGCACGCGCTCATTCGAAAACGCGATCACGGCCAAGCGGTTCAAAATGTCAACCGGGTGCAGTCCCTTGCGGTTCACCGATAAGGTCTCCGGGGGCGCCGCCAGCATGGGCTTGAGCCGGTTCTCGAGCGCGCGACGGTCAGCCGCCTCGACCTGCCGCAGTTCGTTAATGACCATGACTTCCGACATCAGCGCATAGCCCCACTGACTGGTCAATTCCTCGTTCTTGACGATTGCGACGTTCGCCTTGCCCAAACCTCCAATCGCGTACAGGAACGGCGCCCAGAGCGTATCCTTGCCGCTGCCAGGTATGCCGCCATGCAGCACGCCGTGATTGATCTTGACGGCTGGGTGTTGGACCTTGAAGGCCATCCAGTCCAGCACGTGCTCGCGCTCGACCGCGTCCGGGATCATCCGCTCGGCATGCGCAAGCCAAGCCGACACGTCGCCGCTCGACCCGACCGGCCGCCCGTCCCGCCAGAGATTCGCGAAGACGTCGCCCGCCCGTGACACCAGCACGCCGTCGCCCGCAGCGTAGGTGACGCCCTGCAACACCCGCGCGCCCATGGCCTGTCTGTTCTCGTCAAACGATACGCTCGCCTCAATCCGGCGCGGCTTGCCGCCGGTCGCGTGAATCGACCGGCAGTCGACGTGCCGGAATATCGCGTTGAAGTTGGCCCGCGAGTACTCCTTCCGTTCTACCAGGTCAAAATAACCGTCATCCGCGTGAAGGTACGCGAACCGCTCGAACCAGCCCGCCTTCTCGACCCGCCCGGCCTCGCGCCGGTCGGCCTCGGCGACCACCGCCGCCGCGTCGTCAGGGTAAGCCTCGGTCGGCGCCACCCGCGCGAGCGCACCCGCCATCTGCGCCTGCACAAGCTCATCGCGCAGTCCGTAGCCGACTTTCGGCCCGCCCTGCTCGGCGACCCAGTCCAAAAACCGCACACTGTCCCAACCGGCGCAGTGCCCGTGCAGACACTTGAACGCACGCGACGCTGGAAAATACCGGCCCTCGGGGTCATCGTTCGAGTGTTCGTCCGCATTCGGGCAGACCACGCCCGCCCAGCCGGCACTGTTCGGCCGCTCGAGCAGCCAGCCCTTCGCAGCCAGCCAGCCCAGCACCTCGTCGTCGGCGCCGTCGTCGACGATCACGCTCGACACGTCAGCAGACGGGGCGCCCGGCGTGACGCCCAGCGCCGCGCAGACCTCAGCGAGCGAGTATTCACGCGAAGGGTCGAACTCGACCAGGCGAGACTCAAACCCATCGCGGCCCGGCTTCAGGTTGACGCTGCCCGGCAGCCGGAAATTGCGCACCGCGTTAGTCGCGCCCTCGTCGGTCCACCCGGCCGCCGCCATAGCCAGCATGGCCGCTGTGAACTCAACCTTGGTCGGCTGGTCGTCGAACCGGAAAGCGTAGCCCCATTGTTCATTACCGGGCGAGGTTTCCATCCGCCAGGTCGGCGCAAGCGGCGGCTGCTTCAGCACCTTCGTGCCGATGTCGTCCAGCATCAAGACGAGAACGTGCTCGATGTTGTCGCGGGTGAAGCTGAAGCGGTCCTTTAGCCGCTCCTCGATGAAGCTGCCGGTGTTGCCGTACCAGGCGCCGCCCGGTCGGTAGTCACGCGGCAGCGTCGCGATGTAGCCGCGCCCACGCTGGCGTACCAGCAGCGCCGTCTCGCCCTCGGCCGCAAGGCCGGTCAGCCATTGAATGAAGTCAGTCATTTGCCATACCTCGCCATTACTTTAGCCTCCACTGCCAACGGCAGTCCCTGCGCCCACTCGGGCGGTGTCGTCATCACTCGTTCCAGCATCGTCTTGACCTCCTCTGGTCTGTCTGTCTCGATCACGATCTCGTCATGGACGTGCAGCACCACGTCGTCCAACTGTCGCAGCGCCCCGCGCAGGATGTCGTGCGCGGCCGCCTGCGTCAGATTCTCGTCGGCCAGGCCGCGCCACAGGCGCGCCCTCGGCCATTCGCGCGCGTCAGCCGCCGGCTTCCAAGACGCCTTCGCGTACGTTATCTCGTCACCCTCGATCCGGGCATACGGGTAGCACAGGATCCGACCGGACGGCAGCGCGTACCAGAGGTGCGTCCCGTCGTACATATAGGTCGCGCGGCCAGCCTCGTAAGCGGTCCCCTTGTGCCGCATCGCGGACCAGTAAGCCCGCTCGATGTCGGACCAGAACGCGCTCGCCCACGGGTTCGCGCGACGCCAAGCGTCGACGATCCGCTGCGCCTGCGCCTCCTCGATCCGCACGCCGTAACCGCGACCCATCGCCGCGAACGCCCCGACGCCGCCCCCGAACCCGAGCGCGAGTTCTTGCACCTTGCCGACCTGTCTCTGGTCGTCGGTGACGTCCTCATAGGCCACGCCGTAGGTGGCGGCCGCGTTGACCTTGTAGGGGTCAAGCTTGCGCCTGAACACGTCCAGCTTCGCCTCGCCCGCGACCGACTTCGCGAGCCAAGGATTGACCCGGCCCTCGATCGCCGACCAGTCTGCCACCACGAACGACTTGCCGGGGTCGGGCAGCAACGTTGGCCGGAGCATAAGCTTCAGCACGTCGGTCACCCGCGTGCCGTGCGTCGGCGCAAGCGGCGCCCGCGCCATCATGCTGGTCCGGACCTCTAATGGAGCTTTTGCGGCTTTTCGAGGGATGTTGTGGACCTGCGCTCCGTAGCTGCTTGCGCGTCCTGTAGCTGCTCCACCAGCGAAGACAAATGCGCCTCTAACTCGCGCGTCCTCCGGATCAGCCAAGGCAGCGAGCTTTGCATACTTCGCGACCGCAGAAGCCCAGAGGTCGTCCGTACACTGGATGACCTCGGCAACAATGGGCGATACCTCATCATCATCTCCAAACGCGAGCAGGTTCGCCCGCACTGATTTGTCAAGCGAGTCCTTGGCCTCACCACC